CGGCGATGCTCGGGTGTACGGCAATGCTTGGGTGTACGGCAATGCTCGGGTGTACGGCAATGCTCGGGTGTACGGCAATGCTTGGGTGTACGGCAATGCTGAGATAGACAACAATAATAAACATTGCGGATTTGACTGTTTCGGTTCTGCCAACCGCCACACCCATGCCTACCTGACAAAAGAAAACAAAGTGGAAATAACATGCGGATGCTTCCGTGGGAGTATTGAAGAGTTTGAAAAGAGAGTGGAAGAAACCCATTCGGGCACAATCTATGAGAAGCAGTATAAAGCCATCATCGATGTTATTAAAATTAAATTTGGGTTGACTGATTTGATATAGATTCATTTGCTTATAAACTTTATGCCTTCCCGGTCTGTGAAGATGGGACGGGCGAATATGGTGGTATGGCGGAACAATGAGATACGCTATTAAGCAGTAGATTGATGCTCTAAGCTGAGGATTATAGGAAATGATAATCGGGGAAGGTTGGCGAAAAGGAGACCAGCATATTAGGTAAACGAAGTATTCGAGGGTTATTAATCACTCGGTAACGGATACCAAAACCTACAACAGCGAGCCTTATTCATAGTAGGCGATAAAAGATGAAAGTGAGCAGCATAACAATCATGCAGGTGCAAGTCCTGCTACCACCACAAAAAAATAATTTATTGACTTCGTTGTCAATTGCAGCGATGATGTCAAACCATATATCATTGGGCAATTGGAAACCTTAACAGAATACCTAAAAGATTAAGCAATGACAAAGGATAGTTTTATCATATATAAATCTTTCTACAAACCTATATCAAGATTATCAGACAAACAACTTGGGCGATTATTTCGTGCAATTTTCAAGTATCAACTTGGCGAGGAGGTTACGGTAGAGGAGGACATTGATATGGCATTGGGTTTTTTCATCAATCAATTTGAGATAGACGAAACTAAATATCATGGCATTGTCGAGAGAAACCGAAACAACGGGCGTAAAGGTGGTGCTCCTATAGGGAATTGCAATGCCAAATCAAAACAACCCAAACAACCCAGTGGGTTAAACTCAACCCAAACAACCCAAAACAAGCTTAATGAAAATGATAATGAAAATGATATAGATAAAGAATCTCCTAACGGAGATAAGAAAACAATTCCCAAAAACAAGGAGGTTGATTTGTCTTTTGTTTCGGAAGATTTTAAGGGCATATTCAAGGAATGGCTTGAATACAAGAGAGAAAGAAAAGAAAGCTATAAATCGGAAAAATCCCTAAAAATGTGCTACAACCGATTGCTAGCATTGAGTGGAAATGATTGCAATAAAGCAAGGCTTGTGGTTGAGCAGTCGATTGCAAGTAATTATGCGGGATTATTTGAATTAAAAAATTATGGAGCAAGACAAAATACAGACATCTACGAGCAGAAGCGAATTGATTCTGAGCGGAGAAAATCTAGACTCATGGCTGAGTTTGCAGAAGCGGATGCAAAATTCCTTGCAGAACAAGAAGCTAAACGAAAAGCAGTTGGCTCTACTGGAGAAATACCCAACACCATCCCGGATGGCGGTTGATTACAATCCTGATTTGCAAGGCAAGCTGGCAAAATCAAATCTTACACTTGCGGATATTGCTTTGAATGATAATATACCTTCGCTTGCAAACATCCGTTCTGTGTACGGTGATGACAACGCACTTAGGTGGCTGAAAGTACAGTTTGACAGCCTTAACGATTACGCCGAGCAGGGAAAGGGTATAACCGACAAACAACTGGATGAACTTTGTATTCTTGTCCTAGGTGAATACTATTGGATGAATTTGGCTGAAATATGCAACTTTATATCCAGATTCAAATTAGGGAAATATGGGCAATTTTATGGAGCTATTGGTCCGATGAAGATTTCATGCTCTCTTCTGGAGTATGTTAAGGAACGTAGGATTGACATTGATCGGCATGAGCGTGAACAATACAGAATCCAACGTGAAAAAGAAATAGAAGAGCGTGGAAATAACAGAATCTCTTATGCTGAATATCAAGAGTTGAAACGCCGGGCTGAATCCGGAGATGAGGAAGCCAGAAAAATGCTGATGTCACCATAAGTATGGCAAAAAAAGTCAAATCGGAAATTGTATATGTCAAATGCCGGAACTGCAAGAATGCCTCAGACTTCGGGGACAATTCTGCGTATTGCAGGGCCAAAGGGCATAGAGTGTGCGCCTGTGACAGATACGGGCAAATTTGTAACAGTTTTCAAAAGAAAGAATCATAACGAAAAAAGGAGAAATTTATGAATACCGAGATGCAGACAAAGATACGTGAATGGGAAGCGGAACGCGACAGGAACCTGCGCATCCACTGTCCTCTTGTAGCCGCCAAATTCCAAAGATGGATTGACAGGGCGAAGAAAGAAGACGATAGACGGTATTTCCAGCCCCGTGGCAAGATTTTCAACAAGAAAGCCTGTAGTTGATGCTTTCATGTAGGAAAATTCATTGTACGGCTTTAAAATAGGTTGTATCAAATAAAATAATTGATAAAAAATACACGATCATGCAAGGAACTGACAAACTGAATACGATAACCAACATCGTATTTGTCCTCACGGACGTTTTAGAGACAAACCTTCTAGAAATGCAGCAGAAATACAAGAAGGAAGGCTTTGAACTCAGACACGATTCAAAAAGAAACTTCAACACAGCCATAGCCGCGATAAAGAGATTGAAAAGTGATGTGAATCATTGTAGCGAATCCACTCAGGAAAACTTCGGCAATGATTCTGACATGGTGAACGCCATGTTGCTCACACTGATTGACAGGTGCGGTGATGATGACAACCTCGCTTATAAGATGTACGAATACATTAAATCTTTCCCGTCCAAACTGAATTTGGACCTGGATTTGGATAATGCGTTCAGTCATTTGTCTAGAAAATCATGAAAACTGCTGATGACTGGAAAACGGTGAGTTAGTGGAAGTTGATTAACAGTTGACTGATAATACAATTAGAATTTAATATCCAATAATTACCATTTACCTGACATCAGGAAAATGGTTCAAAACTATAAAGAAATGAATAAAACTCAAAAGAAATTGTTGGCAAGGCTTATGGCTGTTACAAACAGCCTTGGCGGAACGCTTGACGGTACTGCTACCTGTGAGCAAAAATACATTGATAGGCAACGTGCTCACAGGCTCTCATACAAGGTCATATATGGTTTATTTGGCGATAATCCTAACAATCCCTATCGTGAAGATGATATAAATAATGCCTATAAAGCTATTGAGGAAATGGAGAAACTGGTACAAAAGGTATATCCTGACCGGAGTGGCTTTTTGAAAAATGAAGAAAAACAATAACCCTCAAAACTGAATAAAAATGAAGCAAATAGTGATTGGCGATAAGCCTTTAATGCAAATATCAAAAGAGGATATTTTGCAGGTTGCAGTAATTCAAGGATGCTGTGCTCATCCTGACTATTGGAATTATCCAACTTTGACCGAGTATGATAATACCATGTTTAGAGATTCAGTATGGTGCTCATACAAATCTACACGGAAAGAGGATAATCGAGATAGTAGCGAACTTACTTTCTTTTTGGATACCAAAGATTTGTCCTACCACTATCATAGAGAGTGGTCAACAGAAAAATGGCATGGAGAACGTCTTGGGTTAAATGCAATAAAGTTTTTGATTGAAAAGGGCTATGATGTGCCAATTTATTAATTCAAATATAATTCAAAACAGAACAGTAATGAGCAAATATCAAACAGAAGCTGGGATAGAATGTACTCCCGAAGAAGATAAGTTAATTGACTCTTTGAAACGACTTGCAAAAAAGTGGGAAAAGGATGGTAAGCGTCTTTGGCTGTATTCAGCCAGTGGCTCACTTCACGTAATGATGCATGGAGATACAGACTATAATCCTACACCGGAATTTACGCAATATGGAGGCAGCAACATTGATAATAGTGTAACTACTATTGATGGCATATTAAATGATGGTGGAGATTGGTAATTAACTAAAAACGAAAATAGAAATGAGTGAATTATATATACCGCCTGAGCGATTTGAGAGAGACTTAATTACCGGACGATTTTTAAAAGGTTGTGTTTCTCACAACAAGGGTCGTAAAATGGTTTATCATTCAAAACGTTCCAAGGCCAGAAGTATAAAAAATCTGTCTAAAGGACGTGGGGCTTGGCATAAGACTGGTGCAGGCATGAATAAAAAGAGCGTTGTTTTGATAAAGGATGAGAAATTATGTGGAGTATTCCCTTCGATACAAACGGCTGGTAAGATGATTGGCGTGGCTCCTTCTTTGATCAGTGCTATATGTCGGAAAGTGAGAGGCAAACATACGGCTAATGGATACAGATGTTTTTTCGAAGATAGCAATGATTGGTATAATTTAATTAAACAAGATTATGAATAATGACAGGCAGAAGATATTAACTGATTATATTTCCTACTTATACACAACAGGCAGAACTTATGATACTGTCGGGAAATATATCAAATATGTAACGGATTTTCTTGAACGTACTGAAGATGTCAATCGTCGTGGCTATCTGGTTTATAAGCGTGAAAATGCAGATGTCATGGTGCGTCATTCGCTAATGTGTTCAGCTATATGCGATCTATTATCCTATCTCAACATCGGATATGGAAAAAGGGAAAAGGCGGTGAAACCTTTGGAAAAACTTGATGTCATTTCGGATAAGAACAAGAAACAACTTAATGATTTCATTATATGGCTGACTGACAACAATGATTACTCTTCTCATACAGTTTATATATATTACACATCCATGAAAAAGTATTTCGAATACGCCAATGAGGTAAACATGGATAATTGCAGGAGGTTTATAAAAAGTCTTGAAGAAGAAAAATTATCTCCCGCTACCATCCGTTTGCGAATTACAGCGATCGAAAGATTTTCCAAATGGCTGAAGAAGCCTATAGAACTGAAGCGTCCCAAAATAAAGCGCAAGCTTGATGTGAACAATGTGCCGACCGAGGAGGAATATAACCGGCTGTTGGAATATCTCAAGGCAAAAAACAATAAGGATTACTATTTCTTTATTAAGGTTTTGGGTACAACGGGTGCCCGTCTGTCGGAATTCCAACAGTTTACGTGGGAAGACATCATATCCGGGGAAGTAGTATTAAAAGGAAAGGGTAACAAGTACAGACGTTTTTTCTTCCAAAAAACAATTCAGCAGGAAGCGAAGGTTTACGCTAAAGAATATGGTAAAACCGGGATTTTTGCGGTAGGGAGATTCGGCCCGATCACACAGCGTGGCTTTTCCCAGCACTTGAAAGCATGGGGAAAACATTGCGGCATTGATCCAAGGAAAATGCACGCGCACGCCTTCCGGCATTTCTTTGCTAAAATGTTCCTGAAAAAAAACAAAGATGTTATTCAACTGGCTGACCTTCTAGGTCACGGGAGTGTAGACACAACTAGAATTTATTTACAGAAAAGCTATGACGAACAAAAAAAAGATTTTAATCGAAACGTTACATGGTAGTGTAGCGCAGCTCAATGAACTGTCATCCATGACCGAAGGGATAGACATCTATGACGAGGCCGGGTGTGTTGACACTGATTTTTTGATAGAAGCGATATCTTGCGTCAGTGCCTTCATGGACGCAAGCAACATAGTTATTCAAAAAATATCTTCACTGTTAGCGCCGGATGCTCCAATGGACGAAAAGAAAAAACTTGCTGATGAAGGTAAGAATTGGAATGTGGAAGAAATACTGAAACATTGTACTCTTGAGAACAATATCCTCAAACTTCCTCAAGTTCAATTCAATAAAAAATCTTATGCCGAAGCAAAAAAGTGGATAGAAGAAGCCGGCGGCTCATGGCAAGGTGGGAAGATACAGGGTTTCACATTCCCGTTTAATCCGGAACGTGTGTGTTCCATACTGAAAGAGGGTAAACGGTGCAACCTACAGCAGGATTACCAGTTTTTTGAAACTCCGGCCGATGTTGCTGACTGGCTGGTTATGCTTGCCGGAGGGATACATGAGGATGATACGGTACTGGAGCCGAGTGCCGGGCGTGGCGCGCTTGTAAAAGCAATCCACCGGGCTTGTCCTTCTGTAATGGTTGAATGTTATGAACTGATGCCGGAAAACAGAGAATATCTTCACACCCTTAACAACGTAATATTGCTTGATGAAGACTTTACCAAAGACAGTGTAGGTAGTTATACTAAGATAATTGCAAATCCTCCGTTTTCCGGTAATCAGGATATAGAGCATGTCAGGCTTATGTATGATCGATTGGAACAAGGTGGAACCCTTGCAGCAATAACCAGCCAACACTGGAGATTCGCTTCGGAAAAGATATGTATTGATTTCCGCAACTGGCTGAAAGAAGTACATGGAGAAGTGTTTGAAATCAGCGCAGGCAAGTTTAAAGAGAGTGGCACTTCTGTTAGTACAATGGCGGTCGTTATAAAAAAAAAATTCAAAACTGATGAAAAAAAGAATAAGAAATAAAATGATGAATAATCCCGGAAGGTATAAGCTACATCAGTATTTGAAATATGCTCACCAATGGGCGGATACAGTCAGCTATAAATGCCGGTTATATTTGATATTGGATAATGGGAAAATAGTAAAAACCGATTAATAACATTAAATTATGAAACAGACAGTAGAAGAAGCAGCAATAGAAAGCTGCGTGATAGATAGAAGCATATACAATGACGAGTATCAGCCGTATTACTTGGATGGCTTTAAGGACGGTGCAGAATGGCAGTCCAAGCAATCCCCGTGGATAAGCGTGAAGGAACGGTTGCCGGAACCAAACAAGCTTGTTCTTTGCAGAATGGTATCAAATGGAGCGATTGTTAGTGGCTATATCGTTGTTTCATCCGGGAGATCGCCATACGTTGCGACAGACGGAGGATTTGAATTTGAGGATTGGAACGACTACGAGTGTGACATGTGGATGCCTATTCCGTCTTTTGACGAGATACTCGAAGCCAACAGGGATGTACTGGAACGGATTAAAGAGAAAGGAGACTAATATGGAAATAAATAGCGGAATAATAATAGATGGTGTGTTGTATGAACCATCAGAAGGATTTTGTAATGAATGTTCCTTGTCCCGGGAATGCTGTAATATTTTAGATGAGACCTATTGTTCCATGTTAGATTTGGGGACAGGTCAGTGTTTTATCAGTCGTGGCAAAGTAACGGATATTAAGATAGATAAGGAGGAATAATTATGGGATTTACAACACCGTGCTTTATAAGAAAGAGTCCATATAAACTTATGAACAGATTAAACGAGTTAGGATATAGATTATTCGGATGTGAAATTAACGAGGACTTGTGTATTTTCACCGAACCTGAATATAGGCTATATAGTGTTGAGTTTTTCAGTAATATTCCACATCCCGACGAAACCGATAGCATTGATTGCGGAACTAATGAGGATCTTTTCCTGGCTTTAGCTGCATTGAGGGATGATACAGATAAGTTTCAGTGGTTTATTTCACCCGAAGGAATTTGGGCTTATAATAAAAACAATGACAGTATATCAGTATCTCCTAAATGGCGCAAGGCCACCGTATACGAACTGATTGAACATTTTAAAACAAAGGAGGAATGATGAAAGCAAAGTATTTTAAAAAGATAAGAAACCAAGTTAAGTGGTATAAGGTATCATATAGAGATAGTTTATTTTTTAGTTTTAGCGATGAGAAAGAAATATTGGCTAAATCTCCTGAAAATGCTTGTGTCAGATACCATAAACGTACTGGATGTTTTGTTAACAAATATAATCCCAATAATATTACACAATATAGTGAATCTCTTTCAAGGTTCAAGGTATGTATAGGTAAGAAAGTAATGTATTTCGATTAAATATGAAAGCAAGAGTAAAATCAACAGGGGTTTTGGTGGATGTAACTCCCCAATTAAACATCAACTCTCAACATAGCAGAGATTATTTATATGTATGTGATAACATGGTATTCAAGGAATGCGAACTTGATTTTTCAGCTATTGACTGGGAACAGCGTAGATACGAACTGGCTAAATCCGCAATGCAAGGGATTTTAAGTGACAATACAGAAGTTGGTTACGCTTGTTCGGAAGCAGATTACAAGAAAGGAGAGAAACATACAATACCTATAAGCATTGCCCGGTTTGCAATTGCTTGTGCTGATGCTTTAATTAATGAATTAAAATGATAAAAGTATTAAGAAATAAAACTCCTATCGCTCGCAAAGAGCATAGATGTGAATTTTGCGGTGAAGTAATACACATTGGAGAAAAATATAACAGACAGACCAATGTTTGTGATGATCGTGTTTATGATTGGGTTAGTCACTGTGATTGCACCCAATTAGCCTATAAACTTGATATGTTTGATGATTGTGATGAAGGTCTTGACGGTGATGGGTTTATTGACAACTTGAATCAGTATGTTTATGACAATCATTATGATGATAAAATATTGGCATTATCACGCTATGAACTTGTAAAGAAGGTATTGGACGAATTTATACATTAGTGCTATGGATGATGTAAAATTATCATTAAGACAGATAGAAAAAATGGAACACGCTATAGGGTTTGAGCGTGGTAAAATAAAAAGAAATAGATATAAGGTTTATCGTAACTGGTATATTGTTAATCATCCTGATGATGATTGGGAAGAGTTGGTGTTTATTGGTTACGCTAATAGAAGATTGTTAGATATAGAAAAACAAATTGTGTACCATGTTTCCGAACTTGGAATGAAATATCTAGGTGTGTTATTAGGATGTATAATAACGGAGGAGGAATAAACAAGATCGTAAACTTATTGGATAATTATTATGAGTAAATATAGATACAGAGAAGTAAAGAACTATATCCACAACGAACTAAAGTTGACTAAAGAGGATATAAGGGAGATAATGATTCCTATCATTAGAGAGGAGGTTAAACGAGTTTTCCATAATACTTATGGAAATGATGTTTCTCTGGACAACTGGATTCGATGTATGGTTTCCGATGAAATAAAACGTCAAGGAGGCTTAAACATGTTATGGACTTTAAGTAAGGAGGCAATAAAAACCGAGATAACTGACAAATATTCAATTGAGGTAAATCTTAAAGAAAAGTAAATTATGAAAGCAACAATAAAGGCAACTGGAGAAATTGTAGAGATTAAGGATTTATATGATGATGGTACTGCATTGGTGGGAAACATGTATATCAAGGTGTCAGAACTTAATTTCTTTAGTGAAAACATTGATTGGGAACAACGTAGGTACGAATTGGCAAAAGACATTATTAAAGTTGTTATAGCAAACGATAATGGTGCTAATTCTGAGGCAGCCGCTAAATATTCGCTTAATTGCGCTGATGCCCTAATTAAAAGACTAAAGGAGGAGAATCATGGATAGTGTACAGACACAAACCTTTTCCATTAAAGGGATTGGAGGTGGTGAGGCATATATTGACTTTTGCGACGGCCAATTATGTGTTTCAGTTGTCATAGAAGATAAACAGGCAGATTTTAACTTTGATTCTGTTACGTTAAAGATGTTTGCCTATGCTTATAAATTACATTGTGAAGAGTGTGATAACCAACAAAAGAAAGGAGAATAACCATGACCGAAGAACTTGTAGCATTAGAAACAGCAAAGCAGCTGAAAGAGAAAGGGTTTAATGAGTATTGCAAAGATATTATTAAAGAAGACGATAATCGGATAATGCAATCTGTGTTCCGAACGAATAAGGATTTGCCAAAATTGTGTTATAGTCGTCCCGCTCAGTCCATTGCACAAAAGTGGCTGCGTGACACTAAATGTCTCCATATTGAAATAGGCTATATGTATGGAGATTATTGGCTTTACGATATTCTGACAATACCTACCCATGACTTGATAGGATTGTCTGACAGACCTATTGTCCGTTATAATACCTACGAGGAAGCACTGGAAGCAGGATTACAGGAAGCATTAAAACTTATATGATTATGAAGAAGATATTTTTCAACGATAAATTAGGATTAACCCAAGCGGTATTGGATGGTCGGAAGACTATGGCGTAGATTTGCTTTGGCATATCGAACAGAAGATAAGATACAATGAATTAAGACATATGTTGAACGGAAAAAGATATTGATTATGCCACTGTTTATTTGTAGCAAATGTGGTTGTGTTGAGAATACAGCCACATCGGATTATTGGCCTGTTGTACATAAAATCTTTCCCATAGAGTATGATGCAAGCATAAAGGAGTTTGAAGGAAAACCGTTGTGCTCGGAGTGTGGGAGATTGATATTTGACAGTAAAGGGGAAAATCCGCGTATGATACCGGGGAAGTGGCATGGGAAATTTCCCAAAAGACAAGCCACTGATGCTGAAAAGAGAATGGTAGATAGAAATGGCAGGTTTTAAAAAGAGAAAGGGATGCCTGCAACATCCCTTGAAAGCTACATCAACGAGCTTAAATAATTGATTGACGATGTATATCGGAAAGCGAAAGGTGGAAAAAAGAAAGTTAATCCTATGAATGAGCTTAAACTTGAATTTTAGCAATGAATTTAGGGCACTTTTAGGGTACATGAATTAAATGGTATGTTTTTTTGTTTTATTCATATTTTCCGTAACTTTGAATTGTAATGATCCCGTGTAAAGGAGCGCGGTACGTTCTTCGGACGAAAAGACTTTTATGAAAAAGAAACTTGTAATAAATAGAGAAAAATTTTGCCACTATTATATAGAAACGGGTAACGCATCAGAGGCGTATCGGAAAGCTTATCCGTGCAGTGTGAATTGGAAGGACGGAACTGTGCGCAAACGTGCGTTTGACCTTCTTAAAAATTCAGATGTGGCCTCCCGGTTGAATGAGCTTCAGGTTGAGGCTTGCGAGAGGTTTGATATGAAGAAGGATGATGTGCTTCGCTTTCTTGCAAGCGTGGTGAATGTTGATCCGATAGATCTGCTGTCCTCTGGTAAAGATACATATATGGTAAAGTCTGTTGAGAATATTCCGAAATCCGTCCGTCTATGCATACAGTCAATTAAGAACACTCAATATGGAGTGGAGATACGGCTATACAGCAAGATAGCCGCCATTACACAGATAAGCAAGATGCTTGGATGGGATGCTCCGGTAAAAAGTGATGTCAGTACTAATGTGCGCATGATAATTGGGGACGAGTGATGATAGAGATGGTATTCTCACATAAGTTGTTCAATCCTCTGTTTTGGCATATCCGTAAGGCTATGCATGACAAGAATATCAGGTACATTATAAACAGAGGTGGTTCTTCATCGGGAAAATCTGTATCTACGACACAGGCTGTGTTGTTGTCTGTATTTTCTTGCGAAGGTTCGGCTCTTGTTGTAAGAAAAGTGGGAACTAGTCTGAGGAATACAGTGTATGAAGAGTTTAAGACCCAACTAAAGGCTCTTCAACTGAGTCAGTTCTTTGTGCCTAAGGAAAATAATATAACTTGTGTAAATGGTTGTAAAATTGACTTTACAGGGCTTGATGATCCTGAAAAAATAAAGTCTATCACTGGATATCGTTGGATAGTGATGGAAGAAGCAACCGAGTTCGAATATGAAGATTTTACTCAGATACGTTTCCGTCTTAGAGGTAAGGAAGGGTTGCAGATAATATGCAATTTTAATCCTGTATCTGAGGATTCATGGATTAAAACGAAAATTCTTGATGCTTATGAATGGGACGATCTTCCAAATGAACTATATGGCGAAGTGAAAAATCCTCTTACTAAAAGTTCTTTGCCAAAGGCATACAGCACAATATTAGGGAAACGGGGTTGCAAACCTAGAATGATCGCCAATGAACGTACAGGAAAGCTGGAAAAGTACCCATCGGATACAATAGAACTGCATTCGTCTTATAAAAATAATTTTTGGGTGGTTGGTTCTCCGGACGGTAAATATGGATATTATGACAGGCAGACAATATCCAATTATCAATGGTACAAGGAACATGATTACAACTATTACCGGGTATATGCGCTGGGTGAATGGGGTAGTATTAAGACGGGGGGTGAGTTTCTATATGCTTTCGATTCTAATAGGCATATTAAAACAACACGATATATCAAGGGACTTCCTGTGCATATTTCTATTGATAACAATGTTCTTCCCTATATTTCGATTTGTTTTTATCAAGTGGACGGAAGTCATATAAGGCAGTTTAATGAGATATGTGCCGGTGATCCCTTTAACACAGTAACGCAGGCATCTCGGATGGCTGTTGATTATCTGCGGTCAATCAGATACAATGATATGCTGTATTTATATGGTGACGCTTCAACAAGGAATGGGAATACTATAGATGATGAAAAGAGGTCATTCCTTGACAAGTTCGTAGAAGGGCTGGAAGGTACTTACCATGTCGAAGAAAGGATACCATATTCTAATCCGTCCGTGCCCATGTCTGGTGAGTTTGTCAATTACATGCTTGATGGTGGTTCCGGAATGTGTTTTTCAGTAGATGACGGATGTAAGAATTCAGTTGTTGATTATAATAATGCCAAGAAGGATGTTAACGGTGGAATGTTGAAGACGAGAGTTAAGGATAAGGTTACGGGGCAGTCTTATGAGAAGTACGGGCACATTTGCGACTGCTTACGTTATATTACCGTATGGGTGTTTAAGGATGAATATACTCGTTTCTCCTTAAAAAGAAAACGAAGTAAAATTAAGCAGGAAAATAAAGATATGAGATATTATGATATATCTAAAAATATTCAGGGGACAAGACTTGTATATGTTCTTCCCGAATATGCCGGAAAGTTTATTATGGTTTCATGTTATGTAAATGAGCGAATATATATCGATAATGTGACATATATAAGTTCATTTGATGAAAATGTTCTTCTGTCATTTTTAGAAGGGATATCTCCTGCGGAGATCTTGTTTGAAAGTGAAAAAAATTATTTTCCTATAGCACGGGGCTTAAGGGATAGATATGATGTCAGAATCATACATAAAAATATGGGAGCAGACGCTAGGATATCTGCTTTTTTGGATTTTATCAAAAATAATGTGATGTTCCGTTCAGACTATGACAAGATACCGCAATACAATGAGTTTATGGATGGAGTATTGGACTATAATGGTTCAGATGATTGCGCTGCAATTTATTCTGTAGCAGCACTGTCTTATTACGTATCGAAAAAATATAATATATAATTGGTATATTTTTAAGATATATCAAAACTTTGGCAAAAAAATATCGGATGTTGTACAAAAAATGTTGGTCTTTTTTTAATATGGGTATTTTTAGAGTATATAAATTGGAAGTTTATTATTTTAATTTATATTAAACGAAAATAATATTTGAATTACTTGTTAATTAATAAATTAATTTGTTCCTTTGTAACAGGCAATTGCCTTCATGGTGTGAAGTTGCACCATACCCACTTTTAGAACGTGATCACTGTGGAGGCAATTGCTGTATTATAACGGCGGTTGCCTTTATTGTTGTATATGAGACACTGGTTTAAGATACCTTCTTTGAAGAAGTCAAATAAGGATATGTATGATGAAGCCACCTATCATGGTAAGGATGATGGGGGTAATTTTATTTATGTACCTAAATGGGTAGAGAGCCTGTTTCCTGGCAATAAAGGAAATATAGATTACGATATGTCTACTGTTGAGGGGAAAGCAAGAGCCTTGCATGAATGTTGGCCGTTTGCAATGGTTCTAGATCATTGCGGAAGAATGATTCAGAACGGAAGATATTACGTGACAGATATGAACGGGAATGAAAAGAGGAGTTTTAAAGATATTGTGACTCTCTTAAATCGTCCAAATATAATACAGAGTGGGCGTTCCTTTATAAAACAGGTTGAGATATCCTTAAAATGTTTCGGATTTTGCCCTATTTATACATTGAGAGTTTTAAAGTCCGACCTGCCTAAATCCATGATGGTAATACCTCCCGAATTATTTTATATGGAATCATTCGGTAAAGACCCATTTACTCAGACAGAACTTTCTTCAATTGCTAAAAGGGTATATATACGTTGGGGAGATGTAAATATAGAGCTTGGGGATGAGGAATATTTTGTCATATACGATTCAATAATGGATATTCCAAGCAATAATGGAGGGAAAATTGCCTTCCATTCCCCTGTAGACACATTATCTTCGCATACGCGAAACTATATGGCTCAACTGATAGGGAGAGGAAATCTTATAGTTAATGGAGGTCCAAAAGGGATATTGTACGGGAATGATACGACTGATGTAGGGAATGCCGCCATTACTCCGTCTGAATCCCAAAAATTGCAGAATGATTTTAAAAGGAAATATGGCATAGTGCATAAGTTGTATGAAATCATGGTGACTCCTAAGAAACTGGGATGGATTACATTAGGATCAAATACGGAACAATTGAAGCTTCATGAGGAAGATAAGGCGTGTTTGGAGGCGATAGCTCAGACCATAGGTTTTGACGCCAATCTGATTATACAAGGAAGTACTTATGATAACTCTTCTCAGGCAAAGAAAGCGGCATATCAGGATCTTATTATTCCTGACAGTGAATGTATAACAGAGGCTTTGACTAATGCTATATGTAAGGACAGAGCAATAATCAAAATGGACTTTACTCATGTCGCTTGTCTTCAAAAGGACATGAAAGAGTTGGCGGATGCCTTGTCTACGGCCTCTAATGCTATAGCTTCATTGTATAACAACCGGCTGATTACTTTTGAGGAGGCAAGAACTGAGATGTCTAATTTTACAGATATTGATCCGGATAACCCAAAAGGGGAATTTAAAATAGAAATAAATAATGATGGAGACAAGCAAATACAAGGACAGGCTGGGGAAGCAGTATAAATCCTTAGCTTTTTATGCAAAGGAGATACAATATGATTCTGGCAGTAGAACTATCAGTGGTTATGCTGCGGTTTTCAATAGCATTGATAAATCCGGTGATATGCTCCTGAAAGGTTGTTTTTCAAAGAGCATACAGGAGAGAGGTCCGGAAAGTTCTGCTAATGATAAGATTATCATGTTGTGGATGCATGACATGCATGAGCCTATAGGACGCATTACGCTTCTGCAAGAAGATGAGAAAGGGCTTTACTTTGAAGCGTCTATTGATGATGTGGAAAGAGGAAATCAAGCGTTGAAACAGCTTGAAAGTGGAACTTTGAACCAGTTCTCTATAGGTTATAGTTATGTATGGGAAAAATGTGAATATGATAGGGAACGTGACTGTTTGGTTGTAAAGGAAGTTATTCTATATGAGATATCCGTAGTGTCCATAGGATGTAACGGGGAAACTGAATATCTTGGTCTGAAATCGGCAGAAGAATATGAAAGTGCGTTGGAATCACTTCCGGTTGAAATAAGTGATGTATGTAAAGGACTTCCAATAAGGAAGAGAGAGGAAGTTCAAACGTTAATAAGAAAAGCGATGTCACTCGCTCGATACAAGCCGGCAGACAAGCCACTTGATGAAGAGGGAGCCGATGAAAAAATAAAACTATTTACAAAACCTTTAAAACTTAAAGAAGCATGAAATTTGACTTTTTAAGCAAAATTGATTTGTCGGTAATGGATGAGGTTTCCGTGAAGTCATTACAGGCGTTGCAGGACGCAATAAACGCTACTGTAGGTGATTTCATGGACGATACTATCGACAAAAAAACTTTTGAGGATAAATTAAATGAGGTTACTCAAAAGATAGACTCCGAAAAGGAATTGGAAACAGTGCGTAAGGAACTTGGTGAGATGAAAGAGATAATTGTTCGCATTAAGGGTGCAATGCATAAGAATGAAGATGGGGAAACGGTTTTCAAATCTGTAGACCAGCAGATTGAAGAGCAATTGAAGGATTTTATCACAGTAGGCAAGCATGGAGAGAAAACTGTGGACTTGAAAACAGCTTGCAAGCAATCTCCCGGTTTCAAGAAAAGCCTTACACTTGTTATAAACAAAAAGGCAGTTGAGCCCTTGAAGAGTACAGGTGTGGCACCACATTATAACATGACAATTGATAGTCAGTTATCTGTTGATCCGCGTTCTCAGACTGTAATCCGTAAATTCGCCAATGTGGCGGCAATATCTACACGATCATTAACTTATGCGGAGTTCAATCCGGGTGAAGAAGAAGCCGAATGGGTTCCAGAAGGCGGTCTTAAGCCTATGATGAGCGGTACATTGTCAGAAGTTACTATCAATGCTGGCAAAGTGGCTCTTGGCACAAAAGTAACCGAAGAAACATTATCTGATTTGCCTCAGTTGGTTGCGGAGGTTAGGGCTGAGATTATCAATCGTATTGGTTTGAAAGAAGAAGAAGGTATTCTGTCTGGTACTGGTTCTGGTGGTCAGATTAAAGGGATTGGGAGTGGTATACCTACATTCTCCTTGACAACTCTGAAAGTAGATAAGCCCAACACTTATGATGTTATTGTTGGTATGTATACACAGATTGTGTCAATGTCCAATATGGCTTATCGCCCAAACCTTGTGCTCATGCATCCTCTTGACTATGCACAAATGCAGTTGACTAAGGATGTTAATGGGCAATATCTTCGTCCTTTCCGTATTGGTGATGAACTGATTCAAGGTCTGAGAGTGGAAACCAGCACTGCAATCAAACAAGGTGATATTTGGGTTGGAGATTTTAACTATCTTAACATCCGTGATGTATGGGTCCTTACCATTACACTTGGGTGGGAAAATGATGATTTCACTAAAAATATGGTGACTATCCTTGGTGAGAAACGATTGATGGTTTATATCAAAAACCAATATAAAACAGCTTTTGTCAAGGATAAGATTGCAACCGTTATTGAAGCTATAACCCCCGTCGCTGTCGGCGGATAAATTTATATATGCTATGAAGGTAAATTTGACTAAAACTTATGAGGTTGAGTTCGCAAAGGACGGAGCTTCTTATAAAAAAGGTGATAAGGTAAGTGTTAATATGTTACTTGCAGCTAAGTTCTTCCAAGATGGGCGTGTTGCCACCGTTCCTACGGAATTGATAGAGGACGCTAAGAAAATCGGTGCTGAAGACTTGTTCAATAAAAAGAAGAACCTCAAAGATATTGTGTAATGTTAGTGGATTATACTTTTTTTCAAGGAGGTATTCTTGATATTGAGGGTGCTGTATTGAATATACATACTCCCTCTGAGACTAATAAGGCGATAGTTGACAGCCTTCAAGGCTTTGTAATGCAATATGAGTCGGAATATCTGGGAAAACTCCTTGGAGAGAAGTTGTATGAGGAATTCTCATCATATGTTGCCAACGAAGGGAAAACGAAGGAAAAAAGATGGGATGATCTTATAGCGCGTCTTGTCGTGAGATATAGTGATGGTGATAGTGAGGTTTCCAAATCCCCTATTGCCAACTATATATATTTTCATTATTTGAGACATAATCATGCACAGGCAACTATTACAGGTGTGAAGGCTGACGAAGATGACGGTCGTCTTGTAAGTCCAGAAAGGAAAATGATATTCGCATGGAATGACATGGTAAGAATGAATATCAGACTTGTGAGGTGGCTTAAATCAAATAAAGCGGACTATCCGGATATCGCCACCGATTTCGAATTGTTGGAAACAATTAATTCTCTTGGAATATGATAATCGATATAATATCAGATGTATGTGCTTCCTTGTCAAAAAGAATGGATCAACAGATAAATTACATATATGGTGACAGTTCTTATATAAGGGAAACACTTCTTCTTCTTGGGAAAAGCAGGGTGACAGCATCGGGAAAATTCCCAATGATAGGGCTGTATGTTCCCTTAGACGAGGAAAGGGATAGTGAGGATTATTTTTGTAAGGCATCTGTAAACATAATAATCGCTACCAATACATTGGAAAAGTATACAAATGAACAACGTCGTGAGATATCTTTTGAAGGTATTCTTCGACCTTTGTATTACAGATTCATAGAAGAGTTAAAAAAATGTGATAAATTTGATTTCGGTTACTCCGGTATTGTAAGCCATACATATTCAGAAAATTATAGTTTTGGAAGACGTGGTGCTGTTGATGTTGACGGTAAGGAAGTTGGCGAAAAGATAGATGCTATTGAAATAAAGAATTTGGATTTAACAGTTAAAAATCAGAATTGTTATGCGAACAGATATTAGAGAGTGCGGCAGCACGTCCGGATTTAATACTGGAATGAGTTACTGCCCCCTGCAACCGGACAAGGTCGCAGGTGTTATATTGGTCATTCATGGCAAAAAACTGCTCAAAGAATTGACTGCTGAGGCTTTGGAGGAAGCCTGTCATGCTGATTATCCGGACAGAATTTATCCTATTACAGGATTTTCGGAATACGCGGTAAGCGGCGGTGAACCCAATACAACAGAAAATGGTTATGCCGGGTCGGAAATAACGGGCTATTCGGCAAGGACGGATACATTCACGTTGCGTAAGTTTAATCTAGCTTTACAAGCTAATCTTGTAGCCAACAAGGATACATCGTTTGATATGTATGTTTTTGACAAGAATAATGTAATCTACGGAGAAGATGACGGGACAGATGAACTTGCGGGTTTTGCATTATCTGGTGTTTACCCTACAGGACAGGCTTATGATTCAAGCGGTCAGAAGGCTTATCTTGCGTTTAATGCGATGTATTCCGATACCGAGAAGATGATGAAAAACATGTCTGTAAAGCAAGCGGGTGTCAATTTGGAAAATGTTCTCAAGGGATTGAATTACGTTGATTTTGTCAAAATGACATCTCCTGAGAATACATATAAACTCGTGGATCACTATGACCGCACAGACCTTACTGCATATTATGGCGCTGTATTGTCTGAGAAGGCTTCAACAGTCGTTTCTGGTGCGTCAGCACTGCAATACAGTAACGGTGTGCTTACAGCGACAGGAGGTGTACCGGCGCTTAAATCTCCTTCTATATTACAGGCTAATGGGGTCATTGGGATTGAACAATGGGTACAATGAGAATTAATGGAGTCACATTTATAGAGTCCGAGGTGGCCAAACTTTCATTGGATGAGTTTGTCGCTCAGAATATAGATGTATTCTGGAAGGACATTTCTAGAGAAAGGCGGAAATCAAGGCTGGTTTCCGTATATAATAGAATTATCAATAACAGTAATTTAGGAGGCGGGGGAGATTGATCCTCCGTTTTTGCTATGACATTGGAGGAATACGCGAGATGTTGGAAGAAATTGGCTGATGGCATTCAGCCAATGATAAGGGATAAGATGGAAAAGGATGCTCCTCAGTTTGAGGAATATGTACGAGAACAGCTATATAGTGGTGTTGATGGAGATGAAAATCCTTTGATCCCTGGATATACTGAGGACCCATACTTTAAAAAAACTTATGGAGAGCATTGGAAGAAAAACGCCGAACGCTATAAAAATTGGAAGACAAAGATACAGAAACCGAAACCTTCATATCTGGGTTTTTCTGCAAGAGGGAACAATACTCCAAACCTTATCATACGTGGAGATTTTTATAGTTCCATCACGGCAATACCAATATCAAATGGTATAAGGATTGCCAGCTATGGCGTTTCTTTTGGTTCTGATATTGAGAAGAAATATGGCTATAAAATTTTCAAGGTAAGCTCCAAAGCAAGGAGGCATTATGTTACGTACAGGCTTATGCCCTCTATTGATAAATTTATAAGGAGATGTGAACTATGAAAAACTGCTTGTGCCAAGGAAATAAGTCAATGAGGGAGATGGAACATATGCGTTCAATCGCGGAGAAGGCTGCTGTTATGGATGAATGTGTTTATATATTATACAAGGTTGGAGATGTGTATAAATTCTGTCGTGAAGGTGAAAACTGGTCAGGCGAGTTTATTGAATTCATATTTCCGTGAAATGGTTATTTTTATCATTCTATTATTTGGCGTTTGCCGTATTATTTATTAATTTAGCGACAGCGATAGATAGAGGTCTCGCATAGAAAGATATTATATATTCATTAAGAGTAATGGATATGATGCGGTGGCCGACTCCTCTATATCGGTTGCCGCATTTTTTATATCCCGTATTAAGATGTACGGAACATCTTGTGAACGAAAAGACATGAAAACGAACCAAATCATGATTCGCCCAATGGGTGATTTTAAAGTAATTCAGAGAACTAAAGATGCGTTTTTCAACGCTACAAATTTATTGAAACAGTGGAATTAATTAAAAGGTATGAAGAAGGAAGTTAATGACTACTTCGGTTTATCTTCCACTAAAGAGTTCATTTACACTATAATGGAAAGAGAAAATTATGATATGGGTAATTACCCCTATCATAAATCAAGGGCAAATAAAGGGGATAATGCGGGTACCTGGATGCATCCATTACTTTTTATTGATTTTGCAATGTGGATAAATCCGTCTTTTAAATATGATGTTCTCAAATTTGTATATGATGAAATGATAAAATTCCGTAATCTTGCTGGCGATGCATACCCATCCATGTGCAAAGCGGTCAGTTCTATTTTGCCGGATGACCTATTTAAACAAAAGGTTAAAGATTTGGCAAAATCTCTCAATATCATAGTCTATGGTAAACATGAATCAGAAATGCGTAATAAAATTGGTGATGAAGCTAAAATACGAGAATTATATGAGTTAGAATTACAGATAGCTCAGTGGATAGATCTAGGCTTCATTAAAGACTATAACAGCCTTAAATCTACATTGACTAAGTTGTATTACCGGAAATATCCTAATGTTCTCCCAATGTAAATATTGATTTTTCCTCAAATGTCTTGTGCGAAAAGATATTTATTTTTTAATTGAAAAACAAAACTATCATTTATGTTGTAATTTAGATTTTGTCTAAATTGTGAATGTAATATTTAATGGCATTAATGAACAAATGAACACTATTACAAAAATTTAACACATAATATTCCCTAATGTCATTAGAAAGATGGATATTATGCGTGTGAAAATAATAATGAAAAATATATTTTCATTATTTGTTTGTTTGAAAAATTGTTGTACCTTTGTAGCCGTTGCAAGTAGAGAGGCAACAGACACATGATTAAACAATCGCTCAAACGTGAGCCTTCTTTATATTTGGAAATCCGTTGCCTCTCTACTTTAGCAACGGATTTTTTCTTTCCTATAAGTCAGATTAAATCCACAATCGGTTCTATCAGTGCCCACCGAGCGGAACTTTGGATTAAACCAATGACAGCCGTGAGATAAAAAGGCTCTTCTGTTTTATACTGTATGTCTTTTATTGGCAAGACCTGCTCTGTTCCCATCACCTAACAACAGGCGCCCAAGCGTTGTATTACGATAACCAATAAGAGATGAAGCAAAGATGTTGGAGAAGCATCCAGTATTAAAGCAACAAAATGAATAATTGAAGTTTAACAATGTTCATCCGCCTCCTAATAATTATCTTGGGAGAAAGGGTGAGGTATAAAATTAACCAATATGACAGAACTCGTATTCAAAGGTCAGAATGACCAAGTTTTAACTAACAGCCTATTGGTGGCTGAAAAGTTTGGAAAAGAACATAAGCATGTCTTAGATGCTATTAGAGAGCTTATACAGGGGTGTGCCGAAACTTCGGCTGACCCTATGCCCATGTTATGCGTGATATTCGCAATCTATTATCGCAAGGTGTAGCCGAATCCAATTTACTTTGCTGAAAATAACCAAATTATTATAACTATATAAAAAAAGTATTATGGTAGTATTAGAATTAATTATGGTCATATTTGCAATCTTGCAAATTATTTTATTCTTTAAACTATGGAGAATGGCTGATAATGTAAATGAAATTGTAAGAAAAATGAGATTCCCTTATAACAAGTCTGAATCTTCATATCCTGAGTCGTATTCAAAATTCCTTTTTTTGCTGTACAATAAGAGTAAGGGTGATGCAAAAGAATATTTGTTAAAAGTAATGTGGGGAAGTCGTGATATGAATAGTTTAGTTTCTTGTAGTAAAGTTAAAGATTTTGAAACATATTATCATTATCTGCAATTAAAATATCAAAGTTGGTTTGATAAACTAGGCGAGGAATTTCCTTCATTTGATAATTTAAAGAAAGAAAAAAAATAAAATCCTTTTTCATTGGGAGAAGCAAAAACTTCTCCCTTTTTTATTTCCTTATCTTCATAATATCAATAAAATCACTATCTTTGCTCTTAGAAGGTGCATGAAGTCATGCACTACCCAAAACTTACGAAAAGACCATGGCAGGAGCAGAATTTAAGATTACTGATGCGATTGATCCTAACATCGTTAAGAAGTTAAATGAGATAAGGATTAATATTCAAACCACATCTTCCGAATATGCGAATTTCACAAAACAATTAAGTGATGGTATTAATTTTAAGCCGGGTAATCTAAGAGAATACCAGTCTAAAGTTGACAGTTATAATGCTACAATTACCAAATTATATGCTTCTCAAAATAGGTTGTCTGAATTACAGGCTAGTCAATTAAAGTTATTGACCGATATTTCCCGTAAGATAGAGCTTCTTACCAAGCCATTGAATACATTAGCAGACAAAATAACGGAAGTAAAAGTAAATTTGAGAGGTGCTTCCGAAGATCTGAAAAACGTGTCACAAGATGCGGAAAATGCTTCTGTTTCATTTCAAGAAGCATCTAAGAAAATATCCATGACTGCTGCTGATTTTGATTCAATCCGTCAGACGGTAAAGGCTTTTGATACACAAGCCTCCGAATTGAACAGTAGGTTAAGTGATAACAAAGAAACAATTTCAGCCTTAAGAACATCTCTGAGGGAATTATCAAAGGAGTATAAGAAAGGTGCTATCAGCGAAGAGGAATACAAGTCCAAAAGAGATGCTACGGTATCCCAGTTACGCATGCTGACAGAGCAGAATAAACAGTATTCGGCGATATTGAGAAATCATACGCAGGTAGCGATTGCCACAGCAGGAAGCTATAACGAGATGAAGGCTTCAATGCTTCAGTTGGAAAAGGAATATTATAACCTTTCACAAGCTGCACGCGAGGGAGCAAAAGGTATGGATATCTTGAACAATATCGGCAAGTTGAATCAACAATTAAAGGATATAGATGCACAGATGGGCAATTACCAACGTAATGTGGGTAATTATGCTTCGGGTTGGAATGGTCTTAATGTTTCCATACAACAGATTGCGAGAGAACTTCCGTCTTTGTCTGTTAGTGCCAATACTTTCTTTCTTGCCATATCCAATAACCTTCCTACATTTATTGATGAGTTAAAGAAAGCAAGGGGGGAATATGAACTTCTTAAGAAATCGGGGCAGACTGCTACACCTGTATTTAAACAAGTATTAGGCTCCCTTCTTAGTTGGCAGACAGCTTTAGTTGTTGGGATAACTCTTTTATCGAGTTATGGAGGTGAGATAACCAAATGGGTAGGTAGCCTGTTTGATGCAAGAAAAGAAATTGATTATCTAAAACAGTTTCAGGAGGATTTGAATAAAGCTCAAAAAGAAGGTGTGAAAAATGCCCAAGATGAAGCTGTTAAATTGGATATATTATATAGGGCTGCTGTCAATTTGAATAAACCTATGGGAGAGCGGAAAAAAGCCGTTGAGGAACTGAAGAAGCAATATCCTTCATACTTTAAAAATATAAGTGATGAAAACATTCTTGCAGGTAAAGCGGCTGATAGTTATCAAAGGTTATCTAATGCCATATTAGCTTCGGCTAAAGCTAGAGCTGTGCAAGATCGGCTTGTAGAACAGGCTAAACAAAAATTAGACTTGGAAGATCAGTTGGCAGAAAAAGAAGAAAAACGTGCGAAACTTGAATCTGCTAGAGATCAGATGAAAGCACAATATGAATCCAGTCAAGGGGCAGCTATGGATACAGCTAGAGACATGTATGGGAAGTTAAACAAGCAGGTTGAAGATTTGGATGAAGAAATAGGTTCTATATTAAATCAGATATATCGGATAGATAAAGCTAGTAAAGATATAGCAAATTCTATTGATATTGAAGATGTTACATTTGATCCTCATTCTGTTGATAAAGCCGCAAATGATCTAGCACAATATATAGAGAATCTTAGGAATAAAATGGCTGACTTGTCCGTTTCTCTTATAGAGGATGAGCACCAGCGTAATCTTGCTGCCATAGAGAAAGAATATAAAGACCAGATAGCAGTTATAAAGGGATATTCTGAGGAAGAGAACAAACTTCGGGAAATGTTGGGCCAAGAGAGAATGCAGAAGATAGCGAAAGAGAATGAGGAATATGCTAAGAAGTTGGCAGAGGCCGAGGAAAAAAGGATCGAGGAAAAGAAAAAGTATACCGATGAGATGCTAAGACTGGAAGAAGAACAATCATCTCTCCGTATAGCAGCTACAAGTACTGGATATAAGGAGCTTGAAAACATTATAACAGCCAATTACGCAAAAGGTCTGATGTCGCGAAAAGAATATGATGAAGCCATGCGTGAATTGGAGAAGCAAGCCGCAAACGAGCAATTGCAGATACAGATAGATGCTACTGAAAAAATGATTGAGATAGCGGAAGCATCGGGCGTGGTAAGCAAGCAACAGATTGAAATGCTGAGAGAATCCATAAAGGCAATGGAAGCAGAGATAGGTTCCATAAATGCGGATGATCAGGTGAAAAAAGCGGAAGAGCAACAGGATATTACACGAAGGAATTTTGAAGCGTTGAAAGGTTATTCTTCTGCATTGAAAGATCTTGCATCGGATATCGATAGCCCGTTTGCCGGTATATTTGACGGGATGGATAAGGGATTCAGTATTATGTCTGATAAGATATCGGGTGTTTGGAAAGAACTTACAGACGGTGAGAAGATGGAAAGAACCACCGAGATGTGGGCTTCTATGGTTAGTGGAATTGGTGAAATGATATCATCCATTTATGATCGCCAGATTGAGGCTGTTGAGGCTGAACAGGAAGCGAATGAGAAAGCTGGTGAAGAGGAAATTTCCCGTATAGAGGCTTTAGAAGAAAAAGGGGCTATAACAACAGAAGAAGCCGAAGCGCGTAAACGTGCGGCGGAAGATAAAACGGCACAAAAGAATGCCGAATTGGAGAAGAAAAAAGCTGCATTAAGAACAAAACAAGCAAAGTTTGAGAAAGCTACCAGTATAGCTGAAGCGGCTATACAGATAGCAGGTGGTATTTTGCAGACGATAAAACAATTGGGTTTCCCTGCTGCAATACCTATGATAGCTGCTCTAGGTGCTATGGGGGCGATACAGCTTGCTACTATTATAGCGACTCCTATTCCGAAATACGCCAAGGGTACTGATTCGCATAAAGGCGGATTGGCTGTAGTGGGTGATGGTGGCGTTTCCGAAACGATCGTTACAGATAAAGGGGCGTATATTACTCCGTCTGTCCCTACTTTGGTTGACATCCCTAAAGGTGCGAAGGTTATACCTTATGCTGTGGATATGGACAGGATAAAGGCTCATGCAAATGATTTTGATGGTCTTATGGCATATAGAAGCGAAAACAATCTTCCTCCTGTATCAATAGTTAATGATTATAGCGAACTGGAGAAAAAGATAGGGCATCTGGAAAAATCACAGCAGATAGGATTTGCAAAATTAGCCAAGGCGATAAGAGAAAACAATTATCAGCAATTTTCAAAAAGTATCTGATTATGAGGTATACAAGTGACATATATGAACTTCCCTTGTCCGTTTTTATAGAGATTTATACCAATGATAGCAATACTATCGAATTTGACGGTGAGGACAAAGGGGCCGCATCGGCAAAAATTATCAATGACTATATAGAAATTGTTGGGAGCAAACAGTTGTCCTCTGAGATATTGAATTGTAATGAACGTATGAATCTCGCAATGACCGTGGAGTGCATGAAGGCATGTGAGAACATGATGAAGTTGAAAATGTATGATGAGGTGCGTGATATTCTGATGAAGATAGGTTATTCGTGCAAGAAAGCTGATGTAATGGCCATGAATGCTAGAATATCCGCGTTAAAATCCCGTGCACAATATGATTTGGATAAGATAAGTAAGGAAAAGAATGAGGAACCGAAGGAGAAGCCTACAAAACGGGGGTTTATAAATGAAGTTGTCGCTATTGGAAAATATAATAAGATGCATATCAATCCGAAAGAATGGACCGCCGGATCTTATGCCTGTCTTGTAAGGCAGACATGCGATGAAATCGATGAATTGAATCGTAAAAAGAAATAATTATGTATTATCGATGTGAGTTACTTATAAATGGTCTGAAGTACAGGGTTACTGATGATCTTGAGAATTGGGACGAGGTGAAGGCTAGTTTCAAGAGAAATGACTATGACGGTGTTATCCGTACTTTTTCTAACAAATTTTCTTTTGCTGGGGATGCTAGAAGATTGCTGTTAAAACAATATGATGAAGATTATCTGAATGCTTCCGCTTCAATAATAATAAGTACAAGAAATAACAGTTGGTTGTATAATGAACGGTTTAGTTGCGCTCTCAATTTCTCTACATTGCAGGATAATGGTCGTATCTTACAGATAAATGCCGTGGATGATAGCGTGGCGTCCATGATAAAGGCTAAAAGGGGAACCCAATATGAATATCCTGTTGAAGAGGTGAAAAGCCCCATTCCTCTTGTTTATGACGGGCTTGAACTTTCAGAATCGGCAAAATGGCTATCCACAGGTGACATATATAATGGTGAGATAGGTGATCTATTGGATAATGACAAGTACGTATATGCAAACTTTTCTTCCAATTGGCAGCCTATGCAATTATATACGGAGGCAACAGATATCAACATAGGCAATGCAACGGAGATATTAGACCAATCGTATATGGCATTTCAAGACCAGTATCTTGATGGTGATGGCAACGTGGCGGACGGATACAAGGATGAGAATACCATTGTAACAGCTTTGAAAAGCGTCAAACTATCTGTTGATATCAATTTTAATTTTTTCATTCGTTATCAGTCGCTAGCATGGGGATCTGCTCATGGAGTTGCTCTCCGTCTGGCGAAAATCGGCACGGACAACAAGACAACGACAGTGATAATAGAACATTTTTGGACTACTCCCGAAGAAACATTGCAGGAAAAGGAATATTCGGAGCATTTTGATGTGCCATTAGACAAGGGAGAAAAACTTGTCCTGATGTGCAAACTTGAATGTACATTGATAGGCGGAGGTAGTGCCCGTGTGTATTATCCCATGTCTTCGGATAGCCGTGTTACAGTATCGTGGAAAAATCGAATAAATCCTGTTGAGATGGATGTTATAAAGCCCGATACATTGCTGAACAGACTGCTTAAAAGTATTAATGGAGAGAAAGATGGTTTGACTGGAGTGATTGAGGGGACAGGAGATAGAAGGCTTGATAATTGTATGCTCTTGGCGGCTGAATCAGCCCGTAAGATTCCTGGAGCCAAAATATATACATCCTTCACCAAATTTGCAAGTTGGATGAGTTATGTGTTCGGATACGCTTATGACATATCCGGCAATACGATAACTTTCCGGCACAGAGGCAAATACTTCTCGGATGATGTTGTCAAAAAAATAGATGATTTATCCGATTACGAGATGAAGGTTAATTCCGCATTGGTGTATTCGCGCATACGGATAGGCTTTGACAAACAGGATTACGACACGGCTAATGGTAAGGATGAGTTTCGTTTTACGAATGAATATACCACAGGCGTGACCATGACGGACAATAGCCTTGAAATGATATCTCCATACCGTGCGGACGCATACGGCATAGAGTTCCTTGCTGACAAGATAGGTGAAGATACTACAGACAACGAAAGTGACACTGATTTATTTATGGTAGGGGTGAAATCTGATTCGTCTGGACTTAAGTATATATTGAACAGGGATTATCTTATGGGTGGCGTTCTCAGCCCTGACACAATGTTCAATGCCATGTTTTCTCCTTCTTCTATGGTTTTGGCCAATGAAGCATATATCGGTTCATCTGTTGAGATGCTTACTTTTGCGTCTTCAGATGGTAATAGTGATGTGGGTATTGATGGAATGGGGGAAAGCAGGGATATAATTCTTTCAAAAAGGATGTTTACTGTGGCGGAAGTAGAATTTGAAACTTCGGATGTAGAGCTTCCGGAAGATCTTACAGGAATTGTTGAATTTGAACATCAAGGCAAGGTTATACAGGGATATTATCAGCAGGCTGATTACAATTTCACAAAATCACAAAGTTCAAAGGTAACTTTGATTGTGAAAAATTCTAATTCTTTATAAAGATTCAATTTTTAATTATTATATTTGCAATGAAAGCTTGTGAAGTCTCAAGCTGCTAGAAACTAACGAAAAGACCATGATATCAATCGGAGATGTTTGCCCGTTATTCTTCAAACCGCTGAAATATAAATATTCAAATGCAGGATGTTTCAGACAAGTATTTTCCTTGTCAGACAACATTTTGCTGCAAATTTTCTGCGATAACGGTGAAATACCTTTGGCTTCTTTGAATGATAAGATTGGCAATATCTCCTCGTCAATAGCACTGCTCACTTATGATGTTAATGAAAGCGTTAAGATGTATTATGCCTCATTATCTCCTTCGGAGGGGATATATACAGTAACTATAGGCGATAAGGAATGTGAGGAATTCTGTGTGTGTGAGAATATAGGTGATTCTATATTGATTGAATATTCCCATAAGGATAATAATTCTGCATTTGATAATATATTCTGGATTGATGATGTTCAGCAGATGTTTCAGTTCAGAATAATAGGAGGATTCAAACCGGATGGGGTGGACTTAAAAGTTGAGAACGAACAGTTCGTGAACCAGAAGCAGGAGATAATAGAAATGTATTCTCTTCCTTATAAGACATTTGATTTTGTATTTGGGACAAGTCGTGGTGTTCCGTATTATATAGCGGAGTTCATAAATAAGTTACTTTGCCTTTCTCACGTTAACATAGACGGTAATTTGTATGTACGGGAAGGGGATTCTGTCCCGGAAAAGCTTGATACAATAGGTAAAAAACAGATGTTTATATATAAAGTGACTTTACGCCCTAGAGAAAACGATATTGCTGGGATCGGAGGCAAAACTGAGATCGCAACTTCTTCTTCAGGTATAGCATTTTTGCTAACTAATCCTGAAGAGGACGATGTGTTAAAATACAAGAAGGCGCAAGCTGCTTTTGTTAATGAAAATTATGTGTAATCATGGCTAGAAATCATCCTATAAAGATATTGTGGTACGGTTCGGAAACGGATGCAGAAGGAAATCCGATTATACCGAAAATATCCCCATCATTTGAAAAGCGATTGGAAGGGTTGAATGAGGGTGAGATATACATACATAATGATGATAAGAATCCTTCTATTTACATAAGGACCAATAAAGACCGGGTTGTTGCCATATCGGGAAGTGCAAATATAGAGGAACTTTCCAAATACTTCCTTCGTAAAGATAAAGAAGATATCGCCAATGAGCTGATCACTTTTTTAAAAGGTCTTTTGATTGGTAAGAACGGTAGTGGAATCACTGTACTTGAGAACGGTATGTCACAGGCTGTTGTTGATTATCTGTATGTCAAGGTCAAAGCCGTTTTTGACGAGCTTGAAGTAAAGAAGAAGACGTATGTAGGTGGTGAGCAGGTGATTTCCCATGCAGGCATGAAATGCAACCGTGTGGATGAGTTGGATGATGTCTACCGTTGTTATTTCAAGGAAGAGGAAGACGGAATTGAGATAGAGAACCAGTTTACTCCGGGATCTCTCGCCATCGCACAGGAGTGCAATATCAAGACAGGCATTTCGCATCATGTCGGTAACCGCTATTACTGGCGGTTGGTCACAGCAGTAGGTGAGAATTATATAGACCTGTCCAAGACCGTGTGTGATCCTAATGTCGAGAACGATGTTCCGGTGGCAGGTGATGATATCGTGGGATTGGGCCATAAGACTGATATCACCAGACAGGCGGCGATAATTCTCTCTTCGGTGAACGAAGTTTCTCCGTCCATCATCATGTATCAGGGTATTAATGATTTTACCTTGACTGGGAAAGATGTCATTTCTTTTGATTTTGACAAATCTACCGGCAAGGCCCGGATGAAGGTGTACGGAGATACGTACATTGGTGACAAGGACCGGACCACTTACATGGAATACACTCAGGATAAAGGTGTTGATATCAAGGGTATGTTCCACATCGAAAAAGGCTCCACCGGATGGAAGAATATGGAAGGGCTTCCGGATGAGATACAGGCGGCGGCTGATCTTGCCCAAAAGGCTCAGGATGCGATAGACAATGCGGCTGTCGGAAGTGTCAATCTGTTGCGTAATTCCGGGTTTACGGGAGATTATGAGACAGAGGACCTGTCTGCCGCTACCGAGCTATCGGCGGATACCGAACTTTTTAGCAAGCAACTGGAATATTGGACGGGAGTGGCTACCGTATCTGCGGACAGTGATGCCGGCTCCGGGTACTCTGCCGCAATCGGTAGTTTGTCCCAGTCCGTATCATTGATTAAAGGAGAAAGTTATGTTATCAGTTATAAAGCAAAGGGTACGTCTGTGTCTGTTTCGTGCGGTTCTTTCAGTGTTTCTCAGCCTCTCACATCCTCTTATCAGAGATATACCCATAAGATCACCTTCAATGGCAGTGGTATATTTCTTATCAGTGGTACCGCAACCGTTTGTGACCTTCAGCTAGAGCGTGGAACCATCGCTACTGACTGGAAGCCTTCAATTCTTGACAATGACAAGGCAACAGCCGGTTTCCAGTCAATCAATTATATCGCCAGTGCGATCAAGGATGGATCTGTGGATATCCTTGGTGGTCTGATATTGGCCAATATGATCCAACTGGGTAATTACAAGAATGGCAAGTTACAGAAGGTCACAGCCGGAGTTAGCGGCATATACAATGACGATGATGATGTGGCGTTTTGGGCAGGAGGAAAACTTGAACAGGCTATATTGACCGTGATGAGGTTTCGTAATGATCCTGATTACCAGCCCACAGATGCGGAATGGGCGAATATGGCGAACTTCGTTGCCACTCATGGCGGTGATGTGTTCTTAAGAGGATATATCTATGCTTTGGGCGGATATTTCCGGGGAAAGGTTGAAATAGCCAATGGTAAGATACTGTTGAATGAGGATGGTTCCGGGCAGCTTGCCAATGGGAACATTAAATGGGATGCTGACGGAAATCCTGAATTTGTCGGGAAAGTGAAGGTTTCCTCACCGTCAGGTTATGAGATAACCATATTTCCTGAAGATGAATATGGAAGACCGTCAATTGATATTCATGATGATGATGGTAATTCGCTTTTGGACATATCTCTTCAATATGGATTGAACGGTATGGTTCCCCGTATTTTTATGAATGATCCTTCCAATAGTGATGTATTGTATTTCCGCCCGGATAGTATGGTCGCGGAGCAAAAAGGAAGTGACGGTTATATATATCAGACCCAGATAATGGGAGGACGCATAATTATGGTTAAAGGTTCTGAGATTGTATGGGATCAAAACCAACTGCCTAAATAAAATGAAGTGATATGGAGCTTAATACAATAAACAAAACAGGAACTTGGAGCGAAACGGCAGACCGCATCAACAACAACTTTAGCAAGACTTCTACCGAAGTGGAGAAGGTCAAGCAGAACGGTATCCGCAACAAGGGATTGTTCCCCACTCTTGAATCACTGAAAGCGGCTGTTCCATCTCCTGTTGTAGGTGACTGGGCTGTTGTGGGGGATACCATACCGGGTCCTATATATCAATGCAAGACAAAGGGGAAATGGAGTCCTACAGGCACGACAGGAGGTGGCGGAAGTGTTGACTTGAACGGATACCTGACAGCCGAGGAGATAGACGATGTAACATCAATATTATAAGAGTTATGATAAGAATCAATTATCAGTCCGATTTTAAGATCATAGAGAAGAACTTGAACGGAGATGTAAATACTCCTTTCCGGTTCACTTACTTCAATCCATTCAAGGGAAAGTTCATAGCCTCCTTTGACGGGCATGAGTATGTTGGTTGCAGCCACATGGAAGACGGCAACCTGCTTGTCGCTTTTGACAACCCCTGTTTTTCTCCCGGTATGCTGAAGGTAAAACGTGAATACTTCATATCCGATTCCGACTTTCAGGATGGCATCTGCAACCTTGTTTCCGTTGAAGATACAGGAATCGTACTGACTACCGGGAAAACCGATGAAAGCACGGTGGAAATAACATCTTATCCCGATTATGCCGCATATAATTCGATTCAGGCGTTCCCATTGTCGGATAATGAATATGAAGATGTGCTGAGTGATTTTGTACCTCCTCTGCCACCGGAAGAGGAAGAAGAAACAGTTACTAATCTAGAAATATAGGAGATTTATTATGGCAAAAATATATAAGCTGACCAAGGGCGGCCAAACCATTTACCCGGCTACCACAACAGATGCGGTGGTTAATCCGAACAGCCGCAAAAATCTCACAGCAGAACTTTCCGAATTAGAAGTTGAAATCAATGGATATGTTTTTAAATTATCTGATTTTGAAATCGGACAATGGGTAGGTACGGGACAATCTATTTATCCTAATTCTACAGAAGGTTACTTAAGATTTAAACAAGCTCTAGACGTTGATATTCCAACTGGATTTGTGATAAGTGTTATAGATACCAATCACAATCAAGTCAGACTTGCCGATTTAAGATTGGTTGTTAAGTTTACAAATGCCGAAGGTGATCATGTTGAATCAGGATACGCTGATAGTGGGTATCAAATACAGGTTCAAGGTACTGCGAAATATATGTATATACATGCTTCAACCGAAAAGATAAATGCCGTTTCCGGATATAGTATTCTGGGATTGTATTATAAGCCTGTAATTGATTATGTACAAGAAACCTATACAGAAATAAACAAATCCAAAGAAATAGCAGAAGAGGCCAAGGAGATTGCAAATAACACATCAAATGAACTCAAGTCTCTTTCGGAAGGTGTGGAATTGCCTTATTTGCCTTGCAATACTCTTGAAATATTGCTCAAACATGCTTATGTGGGTAATACGTTGGGAGACAATCCTATCTCCAATGCCACAAATAACGCTTACAGCAGGATTGATGTATCCAGCATAGAGAACGGTACACTTCTTTATCTGAAAAATGCGGAAGATGCAAATATTTTCATGGGAACATGGAAATTCTTTGGCTCTGATGGCAACCGGATTACTGCTACGGTAAGTGGAACATCAGGAAAGGACAGGGGGTATCTTAAACCGGATGGTGCTACAGTATTAGGACTACATATAGGTATAGCTACAATAACAGAGGATAATCAGGAACAATGGATGAAATCTTTAAAAATATATGGTATTCCCTATATTCAGACCGGGCTTAAAGGTCAGATATCCGAACTGGATCAGAAAGTTGAGAAAAACAGGGATGAGACCGAAGCCAATATCAAGGATTTGAATGAAAGGTTGGAATCTATGGGACATAAAGATCAGTCCTATAAAGAAGCGCTGAAAGTTCTTTTTATCGGATCATCCTTCGGTGTGGATACAGTCAGAGAAGTAGGTAACATTTGTGCTTCATTTTGCAAAGATGTAATTTTGGGAAATGCTTATATAGGTGCAGCCACTTTAGATGTTTTTTTGAAAAGGTTTCAAGGAAATAAGGGAGTTACGTATTATAAATGGAAATATCAGGCAACGACATGGGAACAATATAACGGTACGACAGGAAAATGGTCCAGCGAGCCTGATTCTGATATAACGGATGAAGGGGAACCTGCACCGGCAAATGACACAGTCTTGATGGACTGGTTGTTGGCAGATGAAGCGTGGGACTTCATCGTTATGCAAAACGGGGCTTATCAATCCCCTTATGAGGACCAATCCTCTTTTTGGGAAAAAGGAGAAGATGGACAAATAACAAGGAACATAGTACAAGAATTGATCGACTTGTGTAAAAAAGCCTGTCTCTATAGTAATCCTGTATTCTGTATGAACATGACTTGGGCGTTCAGCATTTATCATACAATCTCCGAGTCGCACGGCCCCAATGGTGCAGATGATGATCACTGGTTGAGTTATGGAAACAACCAAAAGGAAAGACAATTGGGTATGTGGCGTAATATTGCCAAAAACTACAAGGACTGCATATCCAATTGCCCGGATGTCAAATTCATCATTCCATCCGGAACAGCGGTTCAGAATGCAAGAACTGTCACACAACTAAGACAGTCTACAAATTATGCTTCCGCTTCACCTGCAATCCCAACTATTCAGGAGGCTGAAACTATTACCGATTTGACTACCGTTTCTGATACTTATCCGTTTATGAACAACGTGGCGAACTGGAGGAACAAGAATGACTTTACTCGTGATACCATTCATGCGGATTTTGGCATAACAAGATATTTGGTTGCCGCAACTTTATTCCAGTCGTTTATGGCGAAAATATACAATCTTGATATCGCAAACTGTAGCTATAGAATATCTCAAGGAGTAGGAGATTACAGGGAACAATTGTGTACGCCTGTAGATGAGGAGAACTTTGCATTGATAATACGCGCTGTCAAAGCGGCTGTAGGCAACCCTTTTGAAATTACAACCCTGGTAGAGTAACCCGGAAAGTTATCAGTAACACTCAAAACATATATTTATGATACGAGAATTAATCATCAGAATAATGTTCCGTCTGTCCGTTGAAGTGCACCCGGATGCGGAATGGTAAAAGTGGAACAGGATATATGGAGCTTAATACAATAAACAAAACAGGAACTTGGAGCGAAACGGCAGACCGCATCAACAGCAACTTTAGCAAGATCTCCATTGAGGTTGAAGAGATAAAGCAGAACGGCGGTGGCGGCAGTGGTGGCGGAGGGGGCGATGTCACCAACGCCGATCACGCCAACTCCGCATACACGCTGGATAAGGACACGCCTGTACAAAACTGGTTCCTTTCCGCATTGAACGATGATGATGCGCAAGGTATAATAAACTTCCTCAAAGGTCTTAAGATAGCCGGGAATCTGATAAACCGCATTGTGAAGCAGGGTGACATGGATGTTACCTACACCGATGAAGACGTGATGAGCGCATTACGTGTAATGGTTGAGATAGAGAACAGTGTGGAGAAGATGAAAGAGATATTCTTGCGGAAGGACGTGGCGGATTCCACTAAGTACTTGTTATCCTTATTGGGCGGAACTGTCATTAAGAAATATGCCAAGTTCGGTGATTTCGTTACTGGTGTATCAGGTGGATACATAGACGAAAAGGGTGACATGGAAATGGGAAGCGGCGTTTTCCGTAAGCGTTTGTTTGTTCCGGAAATAGAAGTTACAGGTGAAAGAGGTGATTTTTTTATCTGTAAAGACTCTAAGGGAAAGGTTAAGATGTTTGCGAAAAAAGAAGTTGTGGTTGAAGATATAGATTCCATGCCGAAGCAGAAAGTTTATAAAACTAGAAAAAGCGCATCTAAGCAATTAAACCCGATTGAGGAAGTTGCCAGTAAGATGATGTGGATTAATGGTTGTGTTTATGGAGACAGAACATCAATGAGTTACCAGATTAGCTATGATATGATGGCAGGTATCGAATTGAAAGCAAGAGAACTTGGTAACGATTTTATTGCATCGATTTGTGAATCTGTTATTAAGTTCATGAAGTGTTCAGAGAAACAGGCTACTTGCCTTGCTAAATTCGCGATAGAAAATCAAATTAAATTATAAACTAAACGCTGTGCTATCGGCTTGACGGGCAAGGGTTATGAAAACTTTCAATTCATTAGATGCAGATTTTCGCAGAGCATTCAAACAGGCAGCAAAGCAAGGTATAGTTAAATTCACGGTTGAAGGAATTAAAGACGATCCCGATTCGATTTATCCAATGTTTGAAGTATCGAACAATCACGTTACTTACTATTCCGTGCAGAGACAAGAGAGTGTTTGTATAACTGACATGAAGATAAAGGCTGTTATCTACTAATTAGCATGAAGGACAAACAATTATGACACAAGAAGATATTGATAACGGAGTAATAAGGGAATAAAAAACAGAGGCGGATTTCTCCGCCTCTTCACTATACAGCTCACTGTATAGAAAATACTAATTTGTGAGCAAATCACAATGACATTTTAATGTCGTTTCAATCCACGCACCGAAGTGCGACTAACATCGTTGATGTTCGATGTAAAGGTGCAACTTTTTGAAATAACGAGCAACAAATTATAAATGTTATAAAACATATTAATTATGGCAAGAGGACGATCTATTACCCTAGATCAAGAGTCTAGGGTATTGTCCCTATATAAGGACGGGATGGCTATTAAGGAGATAATGAAGGAAACAGATATAAAGTCTGAGCAAACGATATATAGGATATTGGACAGCAATGGTGTGCCCCGAAGACCGAAGGTTAATGGCGTGAAAAGAATACTTGTTATGATAGAGGAGGATGTAGCTGCTATCTTGGATAAGGAGCAATCAGTATCATTATATGTCAATGAGGCTATAAGATACTATCACGATAACCGGCGTTAATTGTCGGTTATTTTTTTTGTAATAAGGGAAACAATATTTATCTTTGTGGGAGCGTGTGAAGATGCACGCCACATTGATTATGACGAAAGGACATATTACATATTTGATAAAGCCAAGAGCTTGTTGCGGATTAGTTTCCGTGACAGGCTCTTTTTTTTGTTTTGTATGACCAAATAAAGAAGACATGCCTCTGTAATAAGAAGTATTGCCAATTCTTAATACAGATGATGAATTACTAAACGCATTTTTGCGTTTAGCTTTTGTATCAACGACTTACGAAGATTCAATATGCAAAAGTAATTAAAAACGTTGATAATTAATGTGATGCAAAAGTGCAGGACATGTTTGTTAATAATATATAATAAGAAGTAATATGCTAGTTGTAGAAAAAGTTTCGTCTGCTCTTGAAATGAGTGAAATTATGGTTTACGAACATCCACTATTTGGTAAAGTTCGTATGTATGTTGAAAATGGTAAAAGTTGGTTTTGCGGAATGGATATTGCCACTTCTCTACAGTATTCAAATCCATCAAAAGCAATTATAGATCACTGTAAACCAGCCTCCATAACGATTCGGGAAGTAGGGGTACAAACTGGATTAAAAGCAGATGGTACGCCAGCTATACAAATGAAATCAATGAAGTTTATCAGCGAAGGCAACATCTATCGCTTGATAACCAAAAGTCAGATGCCGAAAGCTGACGAGTTTGAGAGTTGGATATTTGATGAGATTGTTCCTTCGGTGGTAAATACAGGTAGTTACTCGCTTCATTCTCAGTATAACGTCCCTCAATCTTTTGGAGAGGCTCTTATGCTAGCTGCCCAACAGCAAATGAAAATTGAGGAGCAACAGAAACAGATAGAACAGAAGACCGAGCAACTTGATGAATCCAAAGAATGGTACAGTATCAAGCGTTGGGCAAAGGAGCATAATATGAACTGGCGTTGCATCAACTGGCGAAGAATGAAAGCGTTATCTTATGGATTGGGCTACGAGATCAAGAAGATATTTGACGCCAACTATGGACAGGTGAATATCTATCATATTAATGTGTTCAAAACTTACTTTCAATGAGAGATGTAATTTACAATTTTATTAACGAGCACATGATGATACACATTGTGCTTATAGCCTTGTGTATTGCGGCTACAATGGGGGCTATGTTAGTAGACCTTATCACGGGAGTAATGAAAGCCAAGCAACGGGGGGAGGCAAGAACATCCACGGGGTATAAGAAAACAGCCGTCAAAGCGAAGAAGTATTTCACCCCGTTCATAGAATTGTGCTTCATTGACCTGCTATGCTGTGTTGTTATCCCCTTCCCTGTTTTTTCTATGATCTGGACGGGTTACTGTATTTTCTGTGAGTTTAAATCGGTACGCGAAAAGTCATGGGAAAAAGCGGAGTTGCGCAAGGCAGAAAAGACAATGAGTGTGATTATCGAGAACAAGGATGATATTGCCAAGACCATGGCTCAGATATTGTTTGACAACGAAAATAAAAAGGAGGATAAGAAATGAAATATTTTACAATTGCAGAATTATGCCGTAGTAATACAGGAGAAAAGTTAGGTATAGAGAATGTACCTAACTCATTTCAGAAAGCGAATATGGAGAATCTAATTAATCATCTTCTTGATCCAATCCGGCAGATGTGGGGTAAACCCATTATTGTGAATAGCGGCTTTCGTTGTGTTAAATTAAATAAAGCTGTGGGAGGTGCAAAGAACAGTGAACACATGTCAGGATGTGCGGCAGATATAACTACCGGGAATAAGGCGGACAATAAAAAATTGTTTGATATGATTCGAAATTCTTCCTTAGAGTGGAGGCAGCTTATTGATGAGAGTGGATTCAGTTGGGTACATATATCCTATAATCAGTCCGATAATAAAAAGCAGGTATTACACTTATGAAATGGTTAATATATATAATCGTTATTGTGTGCGTTTTCGGTTTAGGATGGTTCGCAAGACCATCCATAGAAACGGATATAGAGGTAAGAGCAGATACGGTATTCAGCACAAGTATTATTGTAAAGAGAGATACTGTAAAATATTATCTTCCTTCCCCAATACTATGTTGGCATGATGGTGATACAATCCATGTAGGAGACACAATTCTTCCTGTTGAGCAGAAGATATACAGAGATAGTGATTACATCGCTTATGTGAGTGGTTACAGATCTAACCTAGATAGTATCTATGTTTGTTCCAAAACACTGACAGTAACGAATGACATCTATCACACGGTTAAGATAAAACCTAAAAGATGGGGACTGGGGATAACAGCCGGTTATGGATTTGGCAAGGATGGCTTTTCTCCTGCGGTTATCGCAGGAATAAGTTATAGAATATGGTAATCAACAGAAAGGAGGTAAAAAGATGAAATAGCAACATCAAGTATCATCCGCCACAGGTAGAAGTGTGGCATAGAAAAAACTCATATAATAAAAGTGATCCTTTTGCGGCTTAGGAAAAAAGAAAGCCGCTCTCCTTCCATCACATCTCACCTTGATAGGGAGTACAATACCAACAGGAATTGTTAGCGACTTTCTAAGCTAATAACAATTTCTATTGGTATTTGTTCTTTAAAACCTTAATTTTTTTCAAGATGAGAATTAAAGACTTGTATTGCACTGTGCTTAGTATTGTATGCAGAGTGACTGACTTAGAAGAAAATGAAATATTTTGCTCTAACAAAGAGGAATGTGTGGACGCACGATCATTGTTGATAAAAACATTGATAGATAACGGTATAACAGAAAAAGAAATTGTACGTCTTACAGGATTGTCACAACAGCGTGTGAATAGCTTGAAAAATAATTTTAAATATCGTATTGGTAAATGGAGCATTACAAATGATTTACAAAGAATAAACAAGTACTTAACAAATAATTAATTGAATAACAGAAGTTTAATTCTGCACTTTGTGAACGGTCGATTTTGACCGGGATACAAAATACAAATACTTATGGAACGAACTTATGTTTTTGGAGATCCGTCAGGTAATGGAGGTGCTGCTAATAATCTGCTTGCCTCCATCCTTCCGTCTTTGCAAAACCGTGGCATTGACACAGGCTATCTGATGGGGTTACTTGGCAACGGTAACGGCAATGGTGGTTTCTTTGGTAACAATGGCGGTTTTCAGGACATCATTGCATTGATTGTGATTGCAGCCATCTTCGGTAACGGAAACTTTGGATTCGGTGGCAACAACAATAAGGGTGCCGATGAAGGAAGAGAAATGATCATGCAGACACTTAACCGGAACGGTGTGGACATTGCATCATTAGCCCAAGCTGTTAACACCTCTTCAGACCAAATCCTTGCCGGTATTAACTCTGTATCACAGGCAATCTGCGGTCTCGGTAACCAAATGGGTCAGAACACCAACAGTATCCTGACTGCGATTATGCAAGGTAACAACGCTCTGACATCTCAGATCTGTAGCTGTTGCTGCGATATGAAACAGCTTGTAACCACACAAGGATACGAGAGTCAGCTTGCAATGTGCAACCAAACTAACGCATTAATCAACACTGCTAACCAAAACACATTGTCATTGCGTGACGGTGCTACTGCCAACACGAATGCTATCCTTGCTAAACTTGATGCAATCCAAAATCAGGCATTGCAGGACAAGATCGCATCTCTTACTGCGGAAAAGGCTACTTTAACAGCCGAAATATCCCAGCGTAATCAGAACGCCACTATCCTGAGTGCAGTAGGACAACAGATTGCTCCTTTGGCAGCCGGATTGCAGGCATTACAAAGCGATGTTGATGGAATCAAATGCAAGCTCCCCAATACAGTGAGTGTTCAATACCCCAATTTAACCGCTATTAATACAGATTGTTTCCGTGCAGCCGCCTACAGTGCATATATGGGTGACGCTGTATACGGACGTAGTGGATGTGGTTGCAATAACTACTGGGGTTAATCCGGCAAGAAAGGAGGTAGATATGTGGCCTAACTTTTTTACAGGATTCCCGTTCCCATTCCCATCAATCGGAAGAGCAAACTTCAATACTCTTCCTACGGTGGCTGTGACAGTCGGTACGGAGAATGTTACTCTTGAACTCCCTAACCATGCGTTCCGTAACAGGG